GAAGAACCGCCCCGCCAGCATCAAGGCGTCCCGCGAGCCGGTCGCTCCCAAGATCGTGGCGATGGATGCCGAGTTCGCGCTGAAGGCCGCGGCCGGCGAGGAAACCACGCCGCACTTCGAGCTGGTCGCCTACACGGGCCGGGCGATCCGGCAGTCGTGGAGTCGCAATCCGCTGGTGGTTGACCTGGCCGGCATGGACACGGCCCGGCAGAGCATCCCGATCCTATGGGGGCACGATTCGAGCATCGACAGCGTGCTCGGGCAGTCGCAGGCCATCACCAACGACGGCCAGCAGCTCGTGCTCTCCGGCGAACTGATCGGGGAGGGTGACACCGCCCAGAAGGTGCTGGCGCTCGCCCGCCGGGGCATGAAGTTCCAGGCAAGCATCGGGGCCGACACCGGCCGGATCGAGTCTTACGGGCCTGGGGACATCGTGGCCGTGAACGGCCGCGAGTTCGAGGGGCCGATTTCCGTTGTTCGGGGCTCCGCTCTCCGCGAAGTCTCGATCGTCTTGATGGGTGCCGACGCCCAAACGTCGGCCGCGATCGCTGCGGAAGCGACTGAGGATTTCGCCATGGCGCATGACGCCACGAACGAGACGCCCGCCGTGGAGGCCGTGTTGGCCCCCGCGACGGAAGCCCCGGCGATCGTCGCCGTGGAAGCCCCCCAGGCCGCCGACCCCGCCATCGAGGCGACGATCGCCGGACTCAAGAAGGAGATCGAGGACATGAAGCTCCAGGCCCATCGTGCGGCCCGTGGCCCGGCGATTCACGTCGCCGCCGAGTCGGTGGACGGCGAGAAGGTGGTCGAGGCGGCCCTGTGCCTCCAGGCCGGCCTCCCCGCCGTCGAGAAGCACTTCGATGAGCGGACGCTGGAGGCGGCCCACAAGGCCAAGAAGTCCACGTCGCTCGGTGAGGTGCTCGTGCGTGCGGCCAAGTCCAACGGCTACACGGGCTCGGAGCGGATTTCGACCGGCACCCTCCAGCCGATCCTGATGGCTGCGTTCGCCACGCACACCATCAGCAACTTGCTGGAGGCGGCGGTCAACAAGTTCCTCCTGTCGGGCTTCAACGCGGTCGAACAGGTCTGGCAGCAGATTTCGGCCGTGCGGAGCGTGAGCGACTTCAAGGCGGTGAATATGTACCGCCTCAACGGGTCGTTCAAGTTCGCCAAGGTCGGCAATGCGGGTGAGCTCAAGGTGGCGGCCGGTTCCGATACCAAGCGGAGCCTCTCGGCCGAAACCTACGGCATCACCACGCAGCTGACCCGGCAAGACATCATCAACGATGACTTGAACGCGCTTAGTCTGATCCCGCAGCGGATCGGTCGCGGCGCGGCCCTGTCGCTGAACGAGGTGATTTGGGGCGAGTTCCTTTCCAGCAATAGCAGCTACTACCAGGCTGCGACCGCTGGCTCGGGCAATGCCCTGAGTTTCTCCAGCCTGTCGGCCGCCACAACGGCGTTCCGCAAGCTCAGTGATCCCGATGGCAACCCGCTCGGCATTACGCCGCGCGTGCTGCTTGTTCCGCCGGAGCTCGAGCTGACCGCGGCCCAGCTGATGACGCAATCGCTGCTCATCGCCTCGGGTCTGGCCAGCACGAGCTCGAAGACCGTCGAGCCCTCGGCCAACGTCCTGGCCGGTCGGTATCGCGTCGTGACCAGCAACTACCTCACGTCGGCCTCGACGTGGTGGTTGATGGCCGACGCCGCCGACCTCAACGCCCTGGACGTGGTGTTCCTCAACGGGCAGCAGGTTCCGACGATCGAGCAGGTGCAGCCCGACTACCAGCTCCTGGGCGTGGCGATGCGGGGGTACATGGATTTCGGCGTGAGCAAGGCCGAAAGCCTGTCCTGCTACCGCATGGCGACGGCCTGACCCTGACGTGGCATCGACGCTGGCGGGCGGGAGCCCATCCCGCCCGCCAGCATGACGCAGCAACCAACCTCAAGAACCCCAGAACCCCAGAACCAGAACCAGAAAGGTAGGTGATTCGTGGCGAGTTACTTCCAGCACGGGCACACGCTCGACTACACGCCCTCGTCCGCGGTCGCGGCCGGCGACGTGGTGGTGCTCAACGACCTCGTGACCGTGGCCGACAAGCCGATCCCGGCGAACACGCTCGGGGCCGTGGCGGTCGAGGGTGTCTACACGCTCCCCAAGGCGTCGGGTGCGATCGGGCAGGGTGCCATCGTCTACTGGGACGGCACCAACTCGAACGTGACCACCACCGCGACGGGCAACAAGCGGGCCGGCAAGGCCGCCTACGCCGCCGCGTCCGGCGACACGACCGTCAGGGTGCTGCTCAACATCGGTTGAGCGGATGACCGGCATGGGGGCCGGGCGGCGCCTTGCGGGCAAGTGCTCGACAGGCCCGCCCGGCCCACGGTGGCGAGGGTATTTCGATGGCCGACATCATGGCTACTGCCGCATCGTGGTTTGAGAGCCAGCGGCAGCAGTATTTGACGGTTCCGGTCGATTACCGCATCGCAGGCACCGGCCATCCGATCCCGTGTCGGGCGACGGTCGTGATTGGGCGATGGGAAAGCGTCAACTCGGCCGGCCAGGTCGTGAGGATGGAGACTCGGGATTTCATCATTGCCAGTAGCGAGCTGCACCATACGCCGGAGCGAGGAGACACGATCACGCTGGTGGAGGGGCCAATCGAGGCCGTCTGCAAGGTTGTGATTCCCGAAGGCAACGACCAGGCGTGGCGGTGGAGCGACCGGTCGCACACGGTACGACGCATTCACACGATGGAAACGGCAAGGTACGAAAATGCCTGACTATTCGCAGCTCCCCGGCGTGCTCAATCTGTGGTTCGTCCGCGGCGACGAGATGCCGATTTCGGCCACGTTCAACCTCGACCTCACTGGCTACACGCTCAGCGCCGCGATCTTCAATGAGAGCACCCAGGCGTCGGTGGCCGCCCCTACGACCAGCATGGTGACTGCGACCAGCGGAGGCGTCACCACGTCCACCGTGTCGTTCAACTGGACTGAAACCCAAACGACCAGCCTGTCGCTCACCACCCGCTACCGCTGGTATTTCCGGTGGGTGTCGCCCACTGGCGTGACGCGCACCGTCCTGTCCGGCCAGGTGCGGCCGTTCAATCCCTGACCCCGCAACATCGAGGATGCCTGTGTCCAATCCCGTCACGGTCACTGTCAGCGAGTCTAATGCGGTGGCTGGAGCCAGCGTCACCGTGACTGTCACGAACGCGGCGGTTGCATCCGGTGCAGGCAAGACGATCGTGTCTTCCGGCGGGATTGCCGATCTCACGAGCGTTCAGCAGGGCGAGGTCGGGCAAGGCACGATCGTCGTAACGACTGACGGCTATCGGTACGTCTACTCTGGTGCCGGCTCTAAGACCGACCCCGCCAGCTACGTCATCCTGGCGGACATTACGCCGGATTGGTCCGCGTTGTCGGGAAAGCCGTCCACGTTCGCCCCGTCATCTCATGCCGCAGCGCACGGTTCCGGCGGCGCGGACGCGATTGCCGTGGCAATCGGCCAGGTGACGGGATTGCAGACGGCTCTGGATGGGAAGCAGGTGAGCGGGTCGTACGCTGCTGCCAGTCACAGCCACGCGGTCGCGGACGTAACGGGACTCCAGAACGCCCTTGATGGGAAGCAGGCGAGCGGCTCCTATGCGGCTGCGGCTCACGTCCACGACATTTCCGATGTCACGGCACTACAGTCCGCTCTCGACTCTCGCGTGTCCGCGGCAGTTCCGTGGACGAGCAACCATTCCTCGGCCAACGGATCACAATACAACGTCGGAGATTTGGTTTATTCCGGCGGAAATATCTACCGGGCGATCGCGACCAACGACAGCATCCCTGTGACGTCCACTTCCTACTGGGCGCTGGTGGGGCCAGGCTATCGGCTGAGTATCGACGGAGCCGACATTGCCAACCTGCCGCTCGAGCTGCCGGCGACCGCTACGGACGGCGATGTCTTGACGTATGCGTCGGGGCAGTGGGTCGCGGCCGCTCCTTCTGGCGGTGGAGCATCGCTCCCCAACGGTACAGCCTCGGGCGAAGTTCTGACGTGGAACGGCTCGGCGTGGAGCGCTGCAGCGGTGCCGCAAGAGCTACCCAGTGGCAGCTTGACCACGGGATACGTTTTGACGTGGGATGGTTCGGCCTGGAGCGCTGCCGCAGTTCCGCAAGAACTGCCGAGCGGAAGTTTCACCACTGGCGACGTTCTGACGTGGGACGGTGCCGCATGGAACGCCGCCGCGCCAAGCAGTGGCGGGTCGCTCCCAAATGGCACCACGTCGGGCGAGGTGCTGACGTGGAACGGCTCTGCCTGGAGCGCTGCCGCTCCGAGCGCCAGCCTGCCTGCGGGCTCCAGTAACGGGGACGTGCTGACGTGGAACGCGATGGCGATGGCCTGGCAGGCCGGGGCCGTGCCGACCGAGCTGCCTGGAGGCATGAGCGACGGTGATGTGCTGACGTGGAGCGCCTCGCTTTCGACGTGGCAGTCCACGCCAATCCCGAGCCAACTGCCGACCAACGCCAGCAGCGGCGACGTTCTCTACTGGAACGGATCGTCTTGGGCCGCTGTTATGCCGTCCACTCCCGGCCTGCCATCGGCCTCCACGGGCCAGTTCTTGACCTACAACGGCATGAACTGGGTGGCTGGCGACCCGTTGCCGACCACAGGCAATGACGGCGATGTGCTGACATACAACAACAGCCTGACGCCCAAGTGGCAGGCTGCCGCCTTCACGATTGCCGACCACAACCCAAGCGCAACGTACCAGCAGGGAAGTTTGGTGGCCTATGGCGACCAACTGTGGCGCGGCCTAGCAGGCGGCATGGGAAACACGCCTGCCGAGGGATCGTCCTACTGGGAGTCCCTGACGGTGCCTCCGCTGCCATCCGCAATGGCTTCCGGCGATGTGCTGACGTGGAACGGCTCGCAGTGGACGGCCGCCCAGCCTGCCGGCGGTGGCAGCACTGGCGACTACATCCGGCTGACCACCGACGAAACTCTCGCATCGACGCTTACCGCGACATCGCTCTCGCTGCAGGTCGCGGCTGGGCAAAGTTATGTTGTCGAAGGGCTGCTGTATCTGTCGACCGCGGCCACGATGGGCGGGATCGACTTCGCCCTGCAACTGCTCGCCACGACCTCGGATGGCAGCGTCTGGCTCGACTACGACAACGTGCAGCACGCGCAGAACGGAACCCGCACGCTCTCATTTTCAAGCGATCAGAACGTCTATCCGGTGGTGCAAAACTTTGACCCCAACAACATGGGAAGCCAGTGGGCCATCCGCTTTCGGGCAATGGTGGAAGTTTCCGCCATGATTAGCAGCAGCAACATTCGGGTCATGCTCAACGAAAATGCAACTATGTCCACGGTGAGCCTGCTCACTGGATCGTGGATGGCCGCGCGGCTCGTCAGCCCATAAGCCTGAGAAGTCGCAGTAATGCCAACCCTCAACGTCCAGCGTCTCGCCGGAACCGACCTGGCCGCGGCCCTGTCGGCCCATGCGTTCCCCGGCGCCATCCCGACCGTGGCTGCGGAGTGGCGGCGGGTGCCGGACTACCAGGCCGATGACCTGGGCACGCTGAAGGTTTCGGTGACGCCGGGCACTCTGGAAATCAACCAGCGGGATCAGCCGACGCGGGAGATGGATTTCTTCTACCCGTCGCTGGGCATCGTGATTGCCAAGAGTATTTCGACCGACGCCGAGGTGGATGACCTAGACGAGCTGGTGCAGCACATCGTTGACGCGATCCGCAGCTACCACGTCGGCCTGGAGTCGTTCGACAACTCGACCGATTGGCTGGAGATCGCGGTTCCGGTGCCGTTCGACCGCGAGATGCTCAACGAGCGGAAGGTCT